TTAAGGTCGTAAAGGTCTTGATTAGCTTCGTATGTATACTGTCCTAATACATTAAAACTAACTAAACACCCTAATGCGTAGAATAAAACTCTTTTTTGCATTGTTTAGCTGTTTTAGTTTTTCTTGTATAAATAGTTTTGACCGCACCCACAACATCTCTGTTTATTTTTTCTCTATTAGGATTAGATTCGTGTGTACATTGAGCTATGTATTCGTCTAAAGCGTCGTCTTTATCAGGTCTTTTTTGTGGGTTTTGTTCCCATGCTACGGTAGCTTCTTTACCGATTTTACCGTTATACGGACAAGGCGTACCTGCCATCGACATAGCTTTAAATACTCTTTCATCCTGACAGAGTAATGCAACCGATGCTACTTTCATTCCCATATCATACAAATATTTAGATAGTTTTAACCTTTCACAGTTTTCATCAACAATAGTTTTACCACCAGATAAACCAAACACCTGTCCTTGAAAAGCTCCTGAGACACCTGTTGTACAGAGGTCTTGTGAGTAAGACATAATACTAGGAGCTATCGCAGAAGCAGGAGGTGCTTCACTTTTTACGTTTTGATTAATCGTTTGCGTACTATTCGATTCATTTATGTTTCTATTGGTGTTATCAGATCTTGAGTTATTTTCGTTTACGTTTCGATTATCTGTTGTAACGTTTGAATCAGAAGTTGATTGATTTACGTTAGTGTTTGAGTTCGTATTATTCGATGTAGAAGTCGAATTATTTGTATTATTAACATTTTGATTAACCGTTGAATTTACTGTTGAATTAGAAGTCGAAGTATTAACGTTAGTGTTTGAGTTCGTATTATTCGATGTAGAAGTCGCTGTTGATGTGTTGATATTATTATTCGTGTTGGTGTTGACATTAGTGTTCGAATTCGTATTCGTTGCTGTCGTTGTCGTTGTATTGGTATTAACGTTAGTGTTATTGTTGGTATTCGAATTCGTGTTGGTGTTGGTATTAGTATTCGTGTTGGTGTTGGTGGTCGTTGTTGTGTTTGTTGTATCTAAACTATTATTTTCACAATACTGAGAACCGTTTGTACACGCTGTGCCAGACTGTTGGCTCGATTGAGAACTAACAGTAATGGAAAACATACTAACCATTATTATAGCTAACATAAGAAAAAGCCAAGAAAATGTTTTTTCTTTGTTCATTATTCTTCGCCTTTAAAATTTTTACTCTGACCTGATGTTCCTGCATATATACCAAATACAGCAGCCATAGCTCCAACAACAATAGAAACAAGACCTGCTTGTTCTAAATTAGGTTCAGGTAATTCCATAAACCATATAATTACTTTATATAGTAAAACAATATACACACTAACAAACACCCTAGGAAAAATACGCCAAGCGTCTATAGTTTTAGCAAGATGTACCCATTTAATAAAAGGGTTATCTCCATCGTTTTTAGAACTTACATCTATATCAAGTTCTAATTTTCTTTTTATTGGTTCTTCCATATTACACCTCTACAGGAACAAACTGTCCTAACTCTATTAATTTTAATCTGTTTTCTAAATGCTCTGCTTCAATATCTGTTTTGCTTTGACCAAAATATTTAACAGCAAGAAATTTAGTAATCATTTCTTCGTTAATATCCACACCGTCTACAATAACAGCTCCTAAAACCCGTCCGTATTTACCCTTAGAGTCTTTAAGTTTAGATTGTAAAACAACCACGTCACCGTTATTAATTGAATCTTCTAAGAATTTAGCCGCAAGTTTACCTCTGGCTTTTTCGTCTTTATCTCTGGTTCTTGATTCAGGCGTATCAATCCCATAAAGACGTACACGACACTTGTGAAGAATAGAAAACCCAAGATCAAGGATAACGTCAATAGTGTCGCCATCAACCACCCTAGTAACTGTGCAATTATATTCATACATTTAACATTTCCACCTTCTTCTAGCTGCTTTACCTCGTTCACCTTTCCAACCTTTTGATCTAGCACAGAATGATTTACGTCTTTTTGCTGCTTTACTGCCCTTTTTAACTTTACCTGTAACTGCTGTTTTTAGTTTTGACCCAGGATTTTTACGTCGATAAGCCGCTACGCCTTTTTTAGTCATACCCGCACCAGAATTAGTAGATCGGAAGTTAGCTCCCTTACCCTTCGTAGTACGTCGTATAGACTTTTCTTTGCGTTTCTTAGGCTTAGCCATTACTTTTTCTTTTTAGGCTTCTTAGCGGTCTTAGCGGAACGTTTAAAAGCTGCTGCGGTCGGAGCACCTTTAGCTCCTTTCTTTCGCATTTTTCTGCCTTCTTTACGCTTTTTGTTTATATTGTAATATAAACCTTTTTTAGCTGTTCGACCGTCTTTGGTTTTATGGGTTTTACTTTTTCTTGGCATTACTTCTTCCCTTTTTTCTTTTTCATTTTCTTAGCATAAGCTTTTGCTGCTGCTTTCCCTTTAGGGGTATATGAAAATTTTTTCTTTCCTACTTTTGGCATTATAATCCTCCTTTTAATACTCTATCTCTTAATCTAGTCGCACGAGGTCCTACTTGTGTAGCCCAACGACTATCCATCATCTCAACTGCGGCAGTATTCCAATCTTGTTTTTCTATCGCAGTTAAAAACTTTTGAAACTTTAATAACCTTGTAATACCTAAATTAAAACACATATTAGCTAATACACGTTTTATATCTTCAGGCTGACTAGACGCCCAAGGCATATTTCTTTCTAAATCAGCAAATACAGACTCTATATCTTTTTCAAAACATTCGATAACTCGTTCCTTTGATACTGGGGTTCCAACGGGTTCTCCGTGTTCGGGATCGCTTTCAAGTACAAGGTGACCAATACCAAAAGTAGGATAACCCAAATGGTCATTGTAAATTTCATACACACAGCCTTCATCAAACTCTAATTCTTCTCTTAATTTATTAATATCCATATTTAATTTACTCAAAGTTGTATTGTAACGACGCCACCAAGAGTAACCGTTACATTTCCTAATTCTGCAGACGCTTGAAAATGTGTTTCGTTTCCTGAATATAAATTCACCCATTTTTCGCCTGTCCATAACTGTAACTGATTACTGGTTAAATTCCATATAATATCGCCACTATTAAATTTATTTTCATTACGTTGAGTTTCGTTTACTGTAAGTGTGGAATTTACATCGACTTTATTTAAACTTAATTCTAATACTCTTACTAAACGATTAAATGTTTCAGAAGAAACTTCACCAATAGAAATCGGTAATTTAGTTTCTAATAATTTACCCATTATCTTCTACCATCAGGTCTAAAATCTAATCGCATTGCTCCGACCCTAAAACCAACACCATCTTCATCAGATTCAATACGAAGCACTGCTTGTCTACCTCTTACTCTAGTGTCTATTTTTGTTGTATTAGATGTACAAGTACTTGTTACCGCTGTTGTTAGAGCTTCTCCTGGAAAATTTCTACGTTTTAAAACAAGGTTAACCGCTTGTCCATCAGATCCTGTTGCTGCTGTGCCTGTAAATTTAATATCTGGAATAATTCTATTGATGAATTGAAAGTCTCCTCCTCCTGGATCGATATCAAAATCACTAGATTCAATAAATACATCAGTCATAGGTAAACCATCATTATCATTACCTACTTCGTGATTATAAACATAACCAATATCAGAAGAAGATAAAACAGCTTTAGGATTATCAAAAACACCTTCGTCTAACCAAGCAGTTCTAGATAAAGATCCAATAGTCCAAAGATTTTCTTCGTAGTTATAAACCACGTATCGGTCAATAACATTAGAATTACCACTACAATAGAACCAACCTACTTCATCAAAAGCTTTATTAACAAAACTAAACGCTTGATAACTTTGTGTTTCGTTTAAATCGCTAAAAACATAATTTTGTACGGTACATGGTATTTCTTGAACAGCTCCATTATAAGCATAAAAACCTTTTTTATCCATCCAAAAAATACCTTTAGGAGTATTTACCATACCGTTAGGGCTTATTAAACCTACTCCTTCATTTACTAAATTTAATCCAAATGTAAAAGGCTGTCCTATAAAAGACATAGAATATAAAGCAATATCCGTCCAAACTAATATTTCTTGTTTAGATCTTAAAGCTCCTACAATAGAAGACCCCGCAGAAAGTCTAAGAGAACCAGCAGTGTTTGTAGCTAAAGGTTCCCATTGTGCTGCATTTTCTTGATCAGAAAAAGCAATAAGCATTGGATCAATAGAACCTGTTCTTGCTGTACCAGAAGCATTTAAAGGATCCGCACCAAAACAAATTACGTGTCGATCGATATCAGATACTAAAACTTGTAAAGCTAACGTAGGAGGAAGATTAGCTCCTGATAAACTTGAAAGAGCAACAGCTCTCGTAGTAAGCCCGTTAGATTCATCCCAATAAAACACACCTCCTCCTCGAGGGTTTATAATTAAATCTTCACCAAAATTATCATGAGACCATAACCGTAACTGGTTTATAAAACTAATCGATGTTATTGAACCCCAAGTACCTGCTGACCAAGTACCTGCTCCAAAACCTGTAGAAGGCACATAAGTATTAATTCCTGTATTTATTTGATATGCAGCATCAGTTGCACTGCCGCCATTGCCTGAATCACTAGCATTTGCTGTAGCAGAAGCAGTAAACGTATAAGTGTTCGGTGAGGGTATAGAAGTTATTTGATGTTCTTGATTTAAAACTGCTGCGGTAATATTACCACCTAAAGATACAGCATTAGAAATAGTTACAAAATCATTCATAACAGCCCCATGAGCTGTATCTGTTGCTGTTATAACAGCACTACCGTTAGTAGCTGCAAACGTTGTAACATTTTCGTCTGTTGATCTTATAGGAGTTATATCATTAAAACTTGCTCCTTCTAAAATATAATATTTTAAATTAGTACCTAATCCTAAATATTTTGTTCCGTCTAAAGCAACCCATGCATGTAAAGCTCTACCCGTTCCTAAAAATGAATTAGCAACACTTTTAGCCCATCCTCCTATTTTTTCAGGAAGACCTTTTCTAAAACGAACTAAATTAGAATCGAACCAACCGCCTTCATTTGAATAAGATGTTCCTTCTTTGTTGATTCCAGGTTTAAAAAGGAACTTTTGTAAAGGCATCT